GGTAATATCACCAGTCAGCTCAATGGTTCGCGCTGCAGTGAGGCTGCCGGCAGTGGTGGCCGATCCAGCACTGGTTGCTGATGTTGCATTGCCACTAAGCGCTGCGCTGATTGTTCCGGCGCTGAAATTGCCGGAAGCATCACGGGTAACAATTGCGTTAGCAGTGTTGGCATCGGTTGCAGTGGTGGCGCTGTTGCTAACTTTGCCTGCAGTGCTAATCGTGCTGAGCTTTGTATCAGCAATCGCAGCGCTGGCATTGATGTCTGCATTGACGATCGTGCCGTCATGGATCATCGTGCTAGTCACTGTCCCAGTGTCAGCAGTAGTGACAACCGAGGAATCCAGATAGGTAGCGTTAATAGCCGTGCCGTTCCAAACACCACTGGAGATCGTGCCGACTTTGGTCAAACTCGAGTTGACGACATTGGCGCCGAGGGTGTTTGCGCTAAGGACAGACGTGCCAGCGATGCGATACTCTTTGCCACTGGCAATGTTGACGTGCTCGCTAAACGTCCACGCATCAGTAGCATTGATCCAGTTGATCGTCTTGTCGGTGGCGCCCTTCAGCGTGATGCCGCCGCCATCTGCTGTTGTGTCAGTGGGCGTCGCGACTGCGCCCATTTCAATGTTTTTATCCTCAACCACCAGCGTGGTGGTGTCGATGGTGGTTGTCGTTCCGTTGACGGTTAGGTCGCCTTGGATCGTTACGTTGTTATCAAACGTCGCGGCATTTGTAACGTCTAGCGTGCCAGGCACGTCGATGTTGCTGGCCCACTCAACGCCAGTACCTGCCGCGTCAGTTTGCAGCAACTGACGGGCTGCGCCGTCTTGCAGTTTGCTTACCGCGATCTCAGCCGATGCGCTGATGTCAGCATTGACAATCGTGCCGTCGGCAATCTTGGCGCTAGTGATTGCAGAATCGGCAACGTCAGCCGTAGCAATTGGATGCGCACTAATCTCGCTGCCTGGCAAATAGGCAAGCACATTCCATGCGGTGCTGCCGTCGCCAATTTTGATTTTCTCAGTATCTGATTCAATCCCAAGTTCACCCGCGAGCAATGTCGGGTTTGCTGCTGTCCAGTTTGCGGCGGTGTCGTAACGCTGCTTTTGCAGGGCCGAAAGAGTAATGCTCATTGCGCCCCAAATCCTCCGGTTACATAGTCCCGTGCTGGGCTCACACTAGCGCCCCCTGCGTCCAAAATGTAGGTGCGGGCTGGTGTTGCTGCAGCCTGTTCAGCGTCAAAAATCAGATCACTAATATCAATTGCATAGGTTCGTAATTCAACGTCAACTGCCCACCGGCCAACGATGCCATCAGAAATTGTCGGCGGCCCGGCATAGCGCCAAGCAAAATCACTTAGCAAGCCAACCGGCGGCGAGCTATAACCATTCCAAGCTTCAGGCGGCAAATAAAAAATATCAAACGTGCCCCGCCGGTCGATGTAGTGCGCTTTTATTTCATTTAACTGCGCTTCGGTTAAGTTGGTAAAACTTAGCGAAAGCGTTTGATTGTTTCGACGATTGCCACGTCTGAAGCCTGTTCGCAGACCAGACAAAGTGGCTTGGCCGGATTGTGGCAAATCACCCGGCGTAAATGTTCTAGTTGACGGAACAATGGCTGGAAATGTCATGGCTAAATTGGCACCGCTTCCAGCTGCACAGATACGTTATAGCGAAGTGGTGCAGCCACGCCCACCTCAAACGAGTCGGCATAGCGCCATTGGTAATCTGATGAACTGATGGGCGGCGTTGAATAGGTTGCCCAGATAATTGATGGCAAATCAAAAGCGATCAAGCTGCCTTGCTGCGTTGCGAAATGATCTAACAGCAATTGCGCCTCAGCTTCTGTCAAATACTCGTAACCCAACGTCAACACTTGCGAAATTCTGTCAGTTCCTTGCACAAAACGCACTTCACCGCCGCTGGAGCCTTCATGCACCAACTGCGGATAATCGCCAAGCGTCAACGCGCGTGTTGTTGGCTCTAGTGAAGGAAAATTAGCCATTAGCTTGCAGTCGATTGAAATGTGCCGTTTTGCACTTCATTGCTGATCGTTGCAATGCTGCTGCCATTTAGTGGGAAGTGCATGGCATCAAACGTGCTAACACCATCACTTGTGTGCCTTATGTTTGTGATCTGATAATGCTCTGTTTCAGTGCGATTGTCGCCCGCGCTGCTGATGCGCTGCCTTTGCACCTTAATGATGTCTGTCACCTTAAGGCCGCTTGTATTTAATGCGGTGTCAAAGCTGATTTCATGCGTTGAGTGACGACGCTTTGCAAGCTCGTATTTGGCAAATTTAATGGCGTGCGCTTTGCTTGCACAGAATCCACTCATGTCGAAGCTAATGACTGGCGCATCATCTGCCGTGCCGGTGTATCGCACCTCAACGCCCACCGGGCCATTAACCTGATCCGGCCTAATGATTCTGTGCGTTACATTTACAATCGCGTCGCGGCGTTCATCTGCTGAGGTGTAGTTTTTACTAAATGAACCCGGAAGAATCTGATCTTCGGTAAAAGTGGCAGCTGGTGTGATTGCTGTCAAATCAATGGCATTGCCTGCAGTGACAGGCAGTAAAGGCTGGAACTCGTATTGGCCACCATTAGACAAAAAGGCCAGCAAGAAATAAGGTGAAACCTCGGAGATGTAGTCGATAATGTTGTAAGCCTCGTCTAGCACGCCGTTGAAAAACGCGCCAATGCTTGAGCAATAAGTGGCAATGGCTTGAAGATTGGTTACGTTAATTGGCGATGCAATATCTGGCGCAACAGCTGACGACTGTTTGATCATTGCAAATAAATGCATGGCAAGATCTACAAATTGATTGCTCGATCCTGTGGTGTAGGCACCACCAGACTTGCCGGCGCTGTATTTTGTAACCTCCACTCCGTTCGGATAGTAAACGTAAAGCTGCTTGATGTCTCTTGGCAGTGATCCCGAATCGTATTCTGTAAAAGCGTTGGTTGTCATCTGCAGCAACGTGATGTCTGCAAACGACGAAAAATCATCTGGTGCTGAAGAAGAATTGCGTTTGCACGCCAGCTAGCGTGCCGGTGCTTGCCGGAAACGACGTATTGCGCTGCGTGTTGACCGATTCGCAAACTACTTGCGAAGTGGTGCCTTCATCGCCAATGCCAATGCTTGTTAAAAACGCTTGATCTGCTGCAGTCCATTCAACCAATAAATCGCGATTGATTGTGCCGTCAGGGTTTAATTTTGCGAAAATTCCATCTGTAACTGTGTTTACATATTTCCCACCAAGCACCTGAAAAGGCGGATTTGGATTGTATCGACGGTTGATTTCATTGTCTGGAAACGGCGGGCTTAATCCAGCTGCCGCCCAATATGCAGCGGTGACGTCTGTGCCTGATTCAGTGTCAAAATACTTAAACTGATCTCCATCAGTTATGTATGTGGTGTTGCCAGTATCACCGACGCCTCTTGTAATGTCTTTGTAGTTGTACCACCTACCTTGGCGATCAGGCATCCTTGCGTTGGATCTTTGATCAACAGATGCGGCAACAACTGGCTGGTAAAAGGTAAAATTCTCAAACCCGCAATAAAGCATTCCGGTGTCCCCATCGTCAGGGTACGGGCAGGTGTTTGATGCGCTTGCATAAGTCGCAGCACTTACAAAACGATGGTTGACGGTTGCCGTTACCGCTTGGTTAGACGCCAGAAATGCCAAACACTTGAGGCCCACAAAAATGCGGTGCGCTTGTGGAGTGCTGCCCATCGCACCCTGGCAAATTGAATAACCAAACGACGTGTTAAGGCCACGCGACCCAGCTTTTAATAACGACGGTTCAAGCCATACACCACCAACAGACCCAGAGCGCGCGCAAAACACCAAAGGGATGACTTCGCCAGCTGCCGCAATCCGCTGATTAGTGTCTATGTTGCCAATTGGTGCTTTGCTGTTTTCAACCGCACCGTTAAATTTAATGATGCCAGCCGTAGGGGCTGCTTTACCTTTTTGGTAGGGGCTGAATTTTGCCATCACCGCTCCTCGCTGCAATGCAGCTTGTAATGGGTCAAATGATGCAATGGCACCACTATGCTGCCGCCGCTTAGCTTTTTAATGCCAGTCACTTGGCTGCCGTCTGTTTTGTAAAACCGCAAGACATGATCGCTGCAATGCTTCCAGACCACATTTTCGCAAATGGTGCCATCGGCTAATTCTGCCGTCATCTTTACGGCTAGCAAAAATTCCACAGGGTCATGATCCATTGTCATTGGCCCAAGAAACGACCAAGCATGTCTTCCGTCACTTTACGTGTTGGCACTTGTGGATTCAACTTGTTTATCGCAGGGTTGACGGTCCATTGAACGGTTTCGTCACTCAACGATGCCGTTTCAATTGCGCCAATGTACCGGCTGATTAGCTGAGCACTGGCTGCATCAAATGAATCTTTGCCAGGGTCTTGGATGTAAAGCGATGCGATCACAAGATTATTGGCAGTGATTGCAGTCTCGGTGATGTCAACTACTTGCCCTGTCGCTGCAAGTGTCACGCTTAAATCATTAACTGACGCGGCAAGCGTTGAGCCAAAACCATCACAATCAAACGGTAGATAGAGATAATCGCCGGATGACTCAGCGTCAACGCTTAGCTGCTGTTTTACTTGATAAAAATTTTGCCATTGGTTTGTTGCCGTGCGTTTGCTAGTGCCGGCGTCGTATGAATTATCGCGGTCAGCGTAATACTCCAAAAAGGTGAGGATGTCAAAATTTGCCATCAAGCCAACCTCAACCGATTGCGCACGCCAATGTCATTTTGAATCATTGCCAAAGTTTGATCAACGCCAGCTTTTACTGCGCGGCTCATGTCTTGCGTAGTCACAAAGTTTTGGCCGTTCATTTGCGTGACCGGGCCGGTTTGAATGCTGACGTTAGCTGATGGTGAAACGTAGCCACCTTCAGCAAAACGTGGGATGACACCAGGGCCACGCATTCCAGACAAATAGTTGGCTGATGCGCGCGCCATCTTGCTGGCCGGGATGATGTACTCAGGCTGGCCACCTTCACCAACCATTGCAACGGTCGGACCATTTACAACACCACCTTCAGCAAAGCGCGGCAGGCTAACGGTAGGAATTTGCGGAATTGGCGGCAAGCCAACTTTACTTGTCGCATTGTTTGCGCCTCTGATTACGTTATTGATAACATTGATTACGCCATTGATGCTTGACTCAACAACACTAATAACACCATTCATCACTGCCTTAATAACGTTGCCTGCCGCTTCAAACGGTGAAATTAAACCTTGCTGCAATGCGCTCCAGTTTTGTTGAATGCTGTCAATCACTGTTCTAATTGTGTCCTCAACCGGCTTAACAAAATTATCTTCAATGAATTTGTAACCCGCTTCAAACGGGGCAATAACAGTGTCGGAAATTGCTTGCCAGTTATCAGAGAAAAAGTCAACCAAGCTTTCGCCCAGATAAATCACGGGATCAATCCAAATTGCTTTATAAAGATTTGCGGCAGCTTTGATAACCTCACCAATTGCGGAAAATGCTTGCCCGATTTGATCTCTAAACGCAAAGATCGCAACGCCTGCAGCAACTGCCAAGGCAATCCAGCCCACTGGGCCGCTAAAGACCGCAGCGATTGCAGCCAGCAGACCGCCGCCGCCGGTAAGTGCTCCAACTATCCCGGAGATGGCTGCAACTACGGGGGGAATAGCTGCTGCAATGGTTGGCCAAATTGTGACCAAAGCACTAATAGCAGGCAATACTGCGACAAGCGCAACAAAAGCGGCAGTTAAAACGGCCAACACTGGAGCCAATCCGGGCACATTAGTCAATAACCATGCAAAACCTTCAAGCAAAGGAGACAAGGCTTGCATCACAGCTCCTAAAGCCGGCGCAAATTCTTGGCCAAAAGTAATGGCTAAAGCGTTTAAATTATTTTGCGCTAGCTGCATTTGATTTGCAGTTGTTGCAGACCTTGTTAAAAATTCATTTAATGTTGATCCCGCATACTCCGTCTTATCGCCAACAAGCTTCATTGATTTTTCCAGCAATTCTGTATTATTGATCAGTGGTAAAATTGCTCTTGCTTCATCGCCAAAGAGATCAGAAATAACAGAAAGCTGCGCTTCTTTAGGCAGCTCGCGGATGCGGTCAAATACGTCGGTGATCGTTCCTATTGCGTCTTCTTGCAGTCCTTTTGCTAAAGCTTCAGCCGCTGAAGTTGCGCCAGCTTCTGCGTTAGCTTTAATTTCAGCGACTCTTGATTCCATCAACTGGGTTTCTTTAGCCTTTAATTCTTCAAAATTAGACTCAAGCCCAGCAAGCTCAGCTTCCTTTCGATCATCCATGTCATCGCTGATTTGCTGCAATCGATCACGATCGGCGCGGCGGCGCTCCTTTAATTCGTCCCTTGCTTGATCTCGAATTGCATCAATTCTTTCGCTGTAACGATCGCGAATAGCTTGAATTTCTGCTTTAGCTGAAGTGCCGTTAATTTCGGCTCTTTTTTCTGCCGCTTCAATTATTTTTTCCTGTTCGCGCTCCAAACCTTTGACCTGCGCATCAACACGATCTTGCACGTTCTCTTCAAACGCCTCGGCCTCGTCGTCAAAATTATCCTGAATACTTCGCATTTGATCACGAAACCTTCTGCTTAATTCTTTGCTTAATTGGTTGGTTTCATGCCTTGCCGCCTCAATTCGCTGTTCGCTTTGTGTGCGAACCTGCTCGGTGTAATGCTGCTCATTGACAACAGCATCATCCTGCTTGTAACCCAGGCGAGCTAGCGCTGAGATTTGCCGGTCTGTCATGCTTGGCCCGCGTGCCAAGGCTTTAATCATGTTGCGAAAGCTGGTGCCAGCAACATCCGCCTCAGCACCAGCTGAAATCATCGCAGCGCCGAAAGCGGCTGTTTGTTCAGCGCTTAAACCTGCAGATTTGCCTGCCTGACCAGCACGCAAAGTAAAATCAACGATCTGTGATGCTGACGATGCGGTATTGTTGCTCAGATGGTTGACCGCATCTGTCAAATCACCCACTTGGGGAATTGTAAGGCCAAGAGATGTTTGAAGTTTGGCCATTGCCGTGCCAGCCTGTTCGGCTGTCATGTCAAAGGCAACAGCAACCTGAGCAACTTGCGTAGCAAATTCTTTTAAATCTTCCCGAGCAATGCCCGCCTGACCAGCTGCTGCGTAAATCTCGGCAAAACCCTTAGCCGTAATTGGCATCTGCCTAGACAGATCCAAAATCTCTCTGTTGATTTCACGAAAAGCTTCAGGACTTTCTAACCCATCAACAACTTTTCGCACATCAGCCATTGACGATTCAAAGTCAATTGCGGCTTTTGTCGATAACGTAATTGCTGCGCCAAGAGCTGTTGCAGCAACTGCGGCAGTGCGAAACAACCGCGAGTCAAGCATTTGCTTGAAACGCTTTTCAGCTTTTCTTGCTGACTTTTCAGCTTCTCCAACTCCTTTGGAAAGCTTGCGCAAGCTATCTAAGCCAGAAACCTTGGCGGTGATTCGTAAAAGGCTTTCGAGGTTCATTTGCTTCTAGCCTTACGTCTGGCGGCCTTTGCCTGCTTTTCAGCAGTCTCAGCAAATAGATGCAGCGCGTGGCCTTCCATCACTTGCAGATCGTCGAGCATTTGGCGCTTATCTTCCACAGCATAAACGGAACACAGCTCCAAAACCACTCCATAATCAAGGCCAATCGCACCATTAGGGCCTGCTCTCCATTGCGTTTGGCAACGAATAAACATTTCAAGCACCTCAACGTGCTCAGGCCAAACCTCGAAATTTTCCGGCTCAAACAAATGATCCGGCAATTGAACGTTAAGGCGCTCAGCATCACGCCTTAGTTCATCATTGGCACCGCTGTCACCTTTAAACCAATGGTCAACGGCGCCAGTTAGTTTTTTCTTTTTGCCACCTCAAGGCTTTCAAACCATGCACGAACAATCTGCCCGGCAACGGTTGGAATCTCTAAAAGCTGATCTAACGCCTTTGCGCTGAAAGGAATCTCGTTCCCATCATCATCGACGACGTTAGACCAGCCAGCCAGAAGCTCAATCGCTGCGTCTTGATCCTCAAGGCCTTCATCCTCATTCAAGCGGCCCCGCTCCATTGCGCGCGCTTGACGCACAATTTCGTTAATGCGGGTTTGCGGCAGGCGTTTAAACTCACCGTCAAAAGTGTGCTTTTCGCGCCTGCCTCCATCGACTGGCAAGATCAGTGTGATCGGCCAGGTATAGGTGGCTGATTGCTTGAGGACAAAGGCCATGGATTAGGTCAGGACAAAGGACAGCTCATCATTACCCGCGGTCGTTGGTGTTGCAGTGTAAGGCATGGTGATCATTTGAATCCCATCCTGGTCTGCATACGCTGGTGAACCGAGGTCAGTTTGAGGTGAGCTGAATGCCACAATGTTGCCAGCAACTGTGCCATGTGTAAACGACAACGACCCAGTTGAAGTGCCGGTTGCATCAGAGAAGAAATCATGAGTCGCAAGGCTCACGGCTTCAACGGTGACTTCACCTGCAGGTTTGCGGTCGGTCAATAGCACCTCTTTAGTGCCGCCGATCAGCTCGCGGTAAATGTTCTCGTTGGCAATGTCAAGAGACAAAGCTTGGAGGATTCCGCTGTAACCGAAAATTGAAAAGCTGCTGGTATTTCCCTGGCGGAACAAAACAGGCGTTGCCTGGTCTGTGTAAGTAGCAGTGGGAAGCGAAGTATCAGTGGGGGCGTTGTAAATGCCCATCATGGTGAAGCTGAGCGTAGGAATCGCGTTTACCTCACAGCTCATTGAAAACGTGCCGCGGCAGCCAGTGACCTTGTGGCGGATGCCATCATTGTCAAAATACAAGGTGCAGCTTTCAAAACCGCTGCTGACTGGCGCATAGGTGACCGACGTAGACGCAACGATGGTTTCACCCATGCCGCAAGACCGGAAGATCGGCCCCCATTTAGGCGCGGTGCCAGCAGTGCCAGATCCTGCCAGTTCAACCTCAAAAGTAACTTCAACGTGCTGGTTGCCGAGAAGCTGCTCAAAATTGCCAAGATAAGGCCGCACAAGTTCACGCTCCACCACGTCCGCGTTAAGTGGGGTGATTTCTAGGCTGCGAACAAGAACGGCATCAGTGCCAGAAGGGGTGGCGTCTGTGCCATAAGTTGATTCAATCGCTGCCGTCAGAAGGCGTTTCCGCGATAGGAGAGTCATCAGTCAATTCCTCTGGCAAAGATGAAGAAGGGGTGGCCGGCTTGGTTTGCTGCAAAAGCTTCACCTTGCCAGTTTTCGGGTTCAGCAGGTAGGAGCCGCCTTGCCCGTGGTTTTCACTTTCCATCGTAGCTCCAACTTAACTACTCAAGTCTGACACCGAAGTGCGATACCGGACAACATATTCGCAGCTAATAACGCCTGCAGGTTGGTCGGCGTCCAACAGCTCAAAGCTTACAGATTCAGGCTGCACATCTATTGCATAGCCTCCAAGCGAAAGATCTGAAACGATTTTTGAGTGCATATCTTCAATAATCGGATCGGCTGTTTGGTCAGGGACATCAGCGCGGACAATTACCGCGACACGCACCCTTAGCGTCCAATCCAATGTTGGCAGACTGGTGTTTTGAACTGAAGAGTCGCTTATTGGCTCAATCACGATTGCCGGTGACTCGCCGCGTGCCAACGGAACCACGCGGCTGCGATAAATTCGCGCGCCGACTCCAACGGTGCCAGTCACTGCGGTTTTAATTGCAGTCAGGATTGATTCGCGCTTGGTTGTCATGAGTCGCAGCAGACTGAAACATCAAGTGTGCGGCCTGCTGCGCTAGCAGTTACCACCACGCGCAAATAGCGCAACGCATAACCAAAGTAAGTATGAACGTGGTTGCCGATGTCTTTTGTCTTTGCGTCTTCTAAAGGTGCAAAGTTTGTACCATCCATGCTGCCCTGCAGCTGATAAGTCACTTGCCCGCCAGCAATGCGGTCAATAGTTGTAATGACAATGCCATCGATCTCAATGGCTGCAGACGTGCCAGTATTTGTGATCGTGTCAAATGCGTGGATGTTGTCCGGGCGGTCAGCGTTGCCGCCCACAATG